TCTAACTCGCGGTCAAGTTGTGTTCTGTACACGATGCGGTCAGTAGATGGCAACCAATTGCCGCCAGTCGGTTTGACAATGTGCATTACTGGTGGGTTAGCAAGGGATGCAGGCACGCCGGGGATTAGGGACTGACCCGTTGCAATCCTATGTCCAGCAGTCTCTGCCAACTCTTTACCTAAAGTTTTAGCACCTTTATAAGCAGAGCCAAGCGCATGAAAGCCCGAGCCGGGGCCAGTGTAGAACGAGCCACCCAACTGTCCCAACCCAGTAGCCGCACGACTCACTGGCGTATCCGACTTAAATGGCAGGCGCTTCTCAATCTCTTCGCTGGTCGGCAGGATAGTCTTCTCATCTAGATACGGCAACATACGAATGAGGGACTCTAGGTCACCCAACTGTCCTAGCGCTCCAGACACAAACCCTCTTGCCGCATCGACAGGCACATTCTTAGACGCCTCGCGGTCTTGGTGCGCACGCCTTGGCTTCATCTGTGGCATCACGCCAAACGCCGCCCCACCATCTGCAAATCTTGAGAGACCACCGCGGATTGCACCGCCTTTGGATTCGCTAACCATGCCCTTAATTGCTGACTCGGGGATCAAGAACTCAGACCAGTTATCAGGGGCGTGCTCTAGTCTGACTTTGTAACCCTGCTCATGGGGCGTGCGTAAAGCCTTGCCTGTTACTTCATCTTTAATGACTTTACTGAGCGGGTCGTTCTGGTCTTCCCTCATCAATTTGTTACCAGCCAGATCGCGGTACAGAATTTTCATCGGAGGCCAGTTCTTGCGAGCGCTGTCTTCCGTAAACACATAATGCCCAGCGTCATACTTGTAGGGCAGAGACTCAATTAGGTTTTGCCTGTTAGCCACGCGCTCTTGGATTGCGTCACCCAAAGATTGATAGAAGTCTTGATTGGTGGTCAAAGGCTTGTTGGCAACCACTGGAGCCTTTTGCCCTGCCGACTGCGCCGCTTTGCCAATTGCGTTGGCTGTTGCGTCTTCCGTTCTTAACGCGCTTGTCAATCCTCTGGCAATTTTGGAGTAGTTAGGCATAGTTACACCGCATATGGGTTGACCCGCGCAGGCTGGGCATCGAAGTAATCGTCGTCGTCGTCATCATACCGTGGCTCAGGGTCAATGTCGAGCCAGCCCATATCCTTCAACCAACGCATCGCCTGAGTCGCTGAGTCCACATAGTCATCATGCTGTGAGTCAGGGAATGCGCATATCTGGGACAGGAACCCTTCAGCCCAATCCTTCACATAGCCCTTATGCACCTCGGACTCTGGGAGCCAGACACGCTTGGCAACAAAGATAGCCGCGGTGATTTGGAGGCGTTGCATCTTGTCAGCGCGACCGGGGTTATATCCCCGCACCATCAAGTGCGCCTTCTGCAACTCTTGAATCAGGGATAGACCCGCCGCCTTCTCCTCCACCAGTATCAGGTCAGGGCGCTTGGCATCTCTGCCTTCACCGTAAGACACTCGCCACTCGTCCTGCGCCCGCTCCTTGAGTTTAGGGAACGTCAGGTGCTCTGCCCAACAGTCAATCAGGAGCACGGACATCGGGTTGTCCTGTGGCTTGAACACTCCCCACGTTGTCATCGCCGTTGGGTCGTTGTAGGACTTGTCGGTGTAGGCGCAGTCATAGGACTGAATGATGTACTCAAACTTAGGGAAGGGCTTACCAGCAGGCCACATCTTGAACATATCCCTGCTCACCACCTTGCCGTCTTCGAGGTCTACCACCTCGCCGAGCACCTCCTGCTGATACAACTTCGTACCCTTGTACTGCTCAAGTTGCTTGCTGAAGGTAGCCGCTAAGTTGGCTTTGTTCTCGTAGGTGCTGGCGCGATCAATGATTACGTCGTCACCCTCACGGCTTATCAGGTCAAGGATTAAATCCTTTGGGCGCGGTGTCGTGGTCACAATCACACGAGGTTGGTCGCCCAGACGCAAACCCATCATCATCATGTCCCACGCCTCACCAGCGCCGAGGTATTGGAATGCCGCCAACTCGTCCGCCCAGCACCAATGGAACTGCGGGCCGCGTAGTCGCTCATAGGAGTCAGCGCTAATGCCACGAATGCTCGATCCATTGGACAACGTAATCTCGTGGTCTTGTTTGTTGTACTTAGCCACCAATTCAGGAGGGATGTTAGCGAGCAGTCCTGACTTGCCCTCGAAGCAGGTGAACTTGATGTCGTTAGATGTTGGAGCCAACACCAGCCCACGGGAGCCGGGGTGCGTCCAACACCACCACCAAAGCGCATGGCTACCAGCATGGGACTTGCCCGCGCCCCTGCCTGCAATCAAAGCCCACACCGTCCAATCCAACTCCAACGGCGGAGGTATCTGGTACTTGTGGGCGCTCGCCACCCACTCAAGGTGAGCGATTAACGCAATGCGGTCGTGCTCTGGCTTGGCGTTGAACTCCGCCTGAACTTCTGGGTCTTCGAGTAGTTCTGTTAACACAAGTATTACCTAAAACCCAAACAAGGGATAAAACCCCGTGTTTTTCGACACCAAGCAGAAGTATTTGTAATACTTTTTAGCCAGCACGTTTAGTCATCTCGATGTTTTTAACGATCTCTGTAAACCTGTCTATGCTTTTGTTTTCAGTGGCGATAGGCGCTCCACCCACTACGCCCTCAACAGCAAAGCGGTCGCCGTACTTGCGTGGCTTGAGTTTCGCCGCCGTCCACTTGCGTGCCTCTATGCGACTCCTCTGCCAGTTGATGTAGGTTGCGTCCAGCGTAGTGCGACCGTCTTTGTCGGTGTACTCGGGAGGGTGCTCATCAGCGATCTGGAGGATTTCGTCAGCGTTAGTGTCAGCCTGATCCTCTCGTGCGCGTGCGTACATATCGCAGAAGATTGGGAAGCGAGCCAACCAACGATAGATTGTTGCGACGTGCGGTAGGTGGTCGTCCTTGCACATTTGCACTAATGGCTCACCGTGAGTGAGTCTCCAGCATATCTCGTCTGCTATAGCGTCTGTGAACTCTACTGGTCTACCAATGGGGACTTGTTTTGCGGGGTCTGGAACCTTTGCGGGCGCGGTAGCACCCTTTGCCTGTACTTTAGGCTTTGATGGCTTTGCGGGGCGTTTTGTCCCCTTTGTGGCGGTTTCTGGCATGACCCGTATTCCCTTCGGTTTGATTGATTGTTGCCAGTGTATCAAACCTTTATGGTTTTCGCCAATAGGTTGTTGGTAGCACGCTCACATAAAGCAGTGTTTCCGTCTTTAGTATTTGCACAACACGCAAGAGTGCGGCGCTAACCCGCATTACGCACTACCAACACGGCTGGGGACTGCGAAAATCACGGCAGGCCGAACCTACACAATAACTCTCTATCGCTGTACCAAAATAGCCTGTACAGGGCTACCAATCCCCATGCGTGATGGCTCCGAGTCACCTTCCCTCGGATGCTTTGTCCCGAATCACACGGGCTTGGCCTACTTCACCTATATAAAGATTACAGACCTCCGAAAACCATTGTGAAACCATTAAGGTTTCGTTGATTCTTTGCAAAGGTTTTTGACGTAGGCGCTCGACTCCTGCTGTGCGCATTCCTGCTCAGTCAACACAAAGTCTGGAACCCACGCCAAAAGAAACACAACCAACAAAACCATTATAGCAATTCCAACCTTTTCAAACAAGGTTTCTTCTGGTATTTGCTGGCTCGGGAGATGACTCATCATCTCGTCTATTTCCTGCTTGTTCATGCCTCTTCCTCCTCTGGTACTGGGACGTTGTCAACGACGCACTGCAATGCGTGAATCATCTGACGTGCCTGCTCAAAAGTCAAGGTGACGTGAGCACCACCACCCTTTACATGAATAGACAACCAGACCTCGTCGTCGTGCTTATCAGTAAATACCACTTCACCTCTTTCGGTGGTTTCAATTCTGGTTTGGAAATTCATCGTGTGCTCCTAATTTAAAAATGTGTTATCTCTAACAGACTCATAAATATCCAACAATGAGATGTATTCGCCATAAGCCATAACGCGATCAAAATCTGTTTTGTCTTTAATTTGGTTTGTACCGTTAGTGGTGACAAACCCCCATATATCTTCCATCTTTGCAATTTTTGTTTCCAAAGCGTTGATTAAATTTTGTTTGCTAAAACGAATCATTTCACTATTCCTTCACTGTTAGTGGGGGGAGAACCCCCCGTTGGTTTATTGCTTAACCCAGTACCCGTACACCATACGCTCGGTGCAGTTCCAGATGTCGTTAGCCACACCGTCGATCACGGCCACGAAGTGGTGGGCCTGCTTGGCAATGACCACACCCTTGGGCATATCACTGCAACGCGCTTTACGGCCTGTGAACTGGGGAGCCTTGTGCCACACCCAACCGTAACGCTTCAGCACCTCTGCGTAGATGTCTTTGTTGATGCCGTTACGGGCTGACTTAGCACGACCGTTGTCGGCATTGGCTTGAGCCAGTTCCTTGTACACGGCCTTGTAGTCGAGGCACAGTGCGATTGCCATTGCACGGGCACCACAGTCGCCTGCTGTTCCCTTGAAGCCTGCGGCTTTGCGGCCTCCGTCATTGTGTTGATAGTTCATTTCACTTTCCTTCACTGTTACTGACTATGCGGTATTGCTGTGTCAGTGATACTAGTATAACACCAACTTAAACGATGTCAACAACTTTATCAATTTATTTTCTAGGTACTTTCCCTAGTATTGGGAGAGGGGCTTTCGCCCCCCCTGCTTTAGACCTTCTCCATCTTTCTCCAAGCGGTGGAGCCAATCCAACTCTTCCAAACTTTCTCTTCTCTCTGGGCTTTGAAGTAAACCCGTGCGCCGTCTAATTGGGTGGCTACATAGATTGCATCGTGTGCGGTTCTTTTCTCGCCAATTTCGATTTGTACTGGGGCTGTCTTGGTAACTGTGACCAAAGGCTTACCGTGGTACTCATCAGCGATTTCACCAAGTGTTTTGATAAATGATTCGCCGGCACGCGCCTTCATTTTTAATTCCCACTCTAATTGTTGACGGGCTTGGCGCTGGTCATAGGAGTTTGCTTCGACGTAAGGAATAGTGACTCTTTTGCTGTGGCGACCAGTAATCACAAACTGCGGCAACAACTTGCCCATGATTACCTGCTCTGCCTGTTTCAACAACTCTGGAATCTCTGCCTTGATGTCAGCAATGATTTTGTCAGTCTCTGTACGGCTTACTTGGATAGGGGCGTGGCGCTCACCAGAACACACACCATTGAACCAACCGTGCTCTACGGTGTAACCATGTTTTGCCATCTTGCCGTTTTTGATAGCCTGCTGGCGACCGCAACACTGGCAATTACCTCTGATTTGATTTGTTTCCATATTCACTGTTCCTTCACTGTTTACAACTGCACTATTGCTGTTGTTGGTTTAAGTATATCTTAAACGAACAGCCTGTCAACAATTATTTTCTAAGTAGTTTCCCTAAGTGCCAAAAGTTTCTCAATCAACTGGTCTTCGCGCCACTTAATAGCCCACTTACGATGTTTTTCAGCCTCTTCCTTTTGCTTACGTTGCTCTATTGGGCATCGGTCAATGAAGGGATACAGTCGATCACTACGAGATGGGTGTCTTAATTTACGGAGCGCTTTAGCCTCAATCTGGCGTACCCTCTCCTTGGTCACTCGAAAGAACTGCCCGACATCATCAAGCGTGCGGTCGTCCCAAAACCGAAACCAAAGGCAAGCCCTTTCTCTATCGGTCAGTTGTTCCAAAGTTTTTGGAATCAAGCGCTCCAAATCAATTTTGTTGTCAATGTCTTCGGACTCTGGAGCCATCCACGGTGGCTGGCGCTTGAATACCTCCTGCTCTGGCTCTTCATGGCGACTACGCCAGAGTTTGCCTACCTCTGGGTGAAAGTCCGCTAAACGGCCTTCAGGCGTTATTCTGCGCATTTGTTTTACCTATTGATGGAGCGGGATCAAGGAATCGAACCTTGCCTCTGTATTGGATACAGCGTTCACCTCTGAACTCTCCCGCCTTGGATATGGTTTGGCCTCATAGTTGTAGACCTTAAAAAATTTTCTGTTCTCGTTTTTGTTGCCGATTAACTTGATATATCTATGCTTTGGCTTTTGATTTCGTACAGGTATTTCTTGGAAAGCCTTTGCCCACATAGGGTGCTTGTCTTTAGCCCATGCAGTTTTGTCAGCCATAGTTCTAGCAGACACCCAATGGTTGTCTAAAAAATATGCTTTAGATTTGGTTGTGTCTCCAACATAAAGGAAATTGCAAGCCTGATAGATTGTGCCGATCTCACCAGCCTCTGGTGTGCAATACGCAATTATGGCTTTTATGTTTTCGTTTTTAAGGTAATCACAACTTTTAGAGATAAGCCAACTTGCTGTATTTTTTGGTGTCCACCAGACGCAAGCACCTCTGTTTAATTGCAACACAACTCTAGGATACAAAGCATTAAATTGACGAGTTGATGGTTCAACAAACACAGCAACCCCACCCAATATATTTTCAAAATAAACGCCAAACATATAGCGGCATGACTTAGGCAAAGGCATTGTGCCAATCCATTCATGTTCCTCAATGATTGGTTTTGCTGTCAGGTAGTCAATGCGTTTGAATTGAGCATCATCCAAACAAATGTTTTCAGGTACAACTGGAAAAAGAGAAGAAGATTCTTTGAACTCAGCCTGTTCACGAATAATTCTTTGATGGGCTTTCACAAAACTTTCTCCTGCCCTTTAAGTGATGGAATAGCCGCAATATTCTTGGTGTTTTCCTCCATCTTGAGGCGCTTAACCAAATCGACCAGCACCATCGCGTCGTGGCTGTTAGCCTCCTTGGTGTATCGCTCGATCTCCGCCACGATGTAGTCGCACCCGTGGTCAAAGCCTTTGATGTATTCGCTCATAGTTGATTCGTTCATGTTGTGGCTCCTTTTTAATAGTCTTCGCCTGCACGGGCTGGTTGTGCGCCCAAAAACTGGGGGTTGTATGGCGCGTCGTAATTGAACGGGGCAACTTTGGCATCGCGCTCCCCTTCCAGTTTGAGTTTTGCCCAATCAGCAGTGCTCAAAATGCGTACAGTGCCTTTATCCAAGGCGTGACTCCAACGCTTGGCATAGACAAACTTAACAGCCTGCTTTAAGGTGCAAGGGATAGTTTTGTCAATCCATGTGTTGTCGTAATCGCTGTGCATTACAACCACAAAGTCTTTTTTCCATGCTGGGTTTTTCATGTTGGACTCCTGATTAACGTGATGTAACTTTGACGGTGAAACGAGCGCTGGTCTTGGTGTAGTTTGCGTACTCAGTCGCGCCGAACTTAGCGATGAATTTGTCCTTGTCAAAAGTTGTGACGTTGGAGTCGCTGTAGGTGGCTTTGAAGATAGCGCCTTCGACTACCTTAGCGCCACCCTTGCTGGCTGATTCCTTGATTGCGTCCTTGATAGCCTCGGCTTGTTTTGTAAGGTCGGCAATCTGCGCCAACAAAGAACCGAGAGTGTCTACGCTGTTGAGGTTTAGGTCGTTGTTCATTTCACTGTTTCCTTCACTGTATCGACTGTGCGTTATTGCTGTGTCGATGTGTGTAGTTTAAGCCAGTCTTAAACGATGTCAACAACTATTTGCAAATATTTTCTAGGTGATTTCCCTAATATTGCCCTCAAGTAATCCTAAAGTGTCAATTAGCAAGTCTTCTTCGGTGTAGCCCCAGTGTTTAGGGAATCCTTTCGTGCCAAGCCCGTGAACGCCCGTAGAGCCTCTGTGGTGCTCTGGGCATAGCGGTATGACACTCATGTGGCTAGAACGCCCCCAACCCCCCGCCAATCGCCTTGGATGGTGCAACTCGGCAGGCGTACCCGCGTACCCCATACGCCTGCATACCGCGCACCCAAGTTCAGCCACGGTGTTCATATGCTTGCGTTCTGCTTTTGTAGTCATGTGTTTTTATGCCTTAGTTTTTCTTCTATTAAATTGTAAAAAACTAAAAATCCACATCCGTCTGCTTTTTTCAAAATATCTTGATACTCATCATCCGTCAGCCCCACCCAAGGGCGAACGTAGTCTTGGATGTCATCATCTTCTTCAGTCATGCTTACCCTCCAACTCAGTAACCTTGTCAGACAAGACGCGCACCATCTCAGTCAGCACGGTGACCTCAGCCATTAGTTGTTCTCTGGTGGGTGTCTTCATGTTTCGGATGTACTCTTGCTTGATGCGAGACTCCATCTCTATGCGAGTAAATTCTTCGTCTTCTTCAACCATTCTTCACTCCTTTTTTTTCAAATAAGTACAGGGCTATCTCTTGCCAAAGATGTCTAGACTTTTTATGTTCGGCGCACATGGGGCAGTTATCTGCGGCATCAAGTATTTGTTTTTTAATGATGAACCTCTTTACATCTTCGCGTAATTGCTTGTTCTCAGGCAGTTCATATATCCGTTCAACAATGTCATCATCAATCGTCATTGCGTAGCCTTTCCTTCTGCTCTGTTATTTGCCTGCTCAGTGCGCCATATTTCAACTCGTGCCTGCGCACCAATCAAATCCCAACGTAACTTTTCTTCCGTTTCAATTGCCACTCGCAAACCCTCAAGCAACTTGACATACTCAGGGTCTGCATATGCATCACGCTCCTGCGCTCCTATTGCTGATTCCAACGATCTTTTCATCAACAACGCTTTAAGAGATTTACGAAATTCTTCAATGTAACAACGCTCGGCTTTTGCCTTTGCAAAGTTTTTACCGTTGAGCAATATGTAGTCAACGGCTTTGTGGGGGTCTCTGTCTTCGTTCATCTCTTACTCCTGTGGTGGACGATTGCTCATCCAATAAAACCAAACAGCAAATATTCCAACAATCCAAGTCAGTACGCCAGTCAACGCTAACGTAACAAAAATGGCTGTCCAAAAAGTATCAAGCGTCATTGCTTTTTCTCCTGTAAGTTAGCCCACTTAAATTGGTCTGACATCATCTCATCGAAGTCAAAGTGGGTGCCAAAACAACCTCGAAAAGAAACTTCTTCTGCCTCAAATCCCCACACCTTGTTGTCATAGATGTGTACAGCACTTGGTAAGTTAGTTAGTCCCTGTACAAAGTCTTGACCCTTCAAACTCACGCGCCAAATTCCTGAGCGCGTTGACTTCGATTCAATTAAGTCCCAATGCTCAAGCAAAGGATATGTCTTACTCTTGAGCATCCAACGTGGCGCTGTATTTTGCACATCAACCCATCCATCCACCGCATCTCCGTGGATATACATCCATCGCAGGCATAACGCAAGGTGCTGACTTAGTTTGGTTTTATAGACCTTGCCCCACTTGCCACAGCATGGACAAAACCCACCGTCAGCCTCAATCGACTTGTTCCAGTTATTGCGCATCTTTGCGAGAAAAGAACCCTCGCCCTCAAACATATCAAATTGGTCAATCATTACTAACTCCTTGATTTATTAAATCTGTTTTTTCTAACATCATTGCTTTAGCCAACTCATAAGAGTGAATAGCAATGTGTTCTACTTTTGTATTTTTAGGGGCTGTTTGCAACAACGAATGCATAGCAACCAAAGCCAATACATCAATCCATTCTGGTTCTTGTTTCATGTGGCTTTTTCCAAGTTGGCTTTATCCAAGGTTTATCGTTCAGCAAAAAGTTTGTGTCTACCTCTGCATCTACAAATTCATCGTCTTCACTTTTTAAAAGACAACAACTACCACGATTCAATACTTTTATTTCACAACCGTATGGGTCTCCATGTTGGTCAATTTGCCAAAACAATTCTCTTTTGTCTGGCGCAAATGCAATCCCGTACCAACCCGTAGGCTTGTCTTCGTCATTAAGAAAACGAAACGCATATGCAATCATAAAATCTCCTTAATTTTAATTTTCAACATTCCACCAATATCTTCTGACCAATAAATGCGTAGGTCAACAATCTGCGAATCGTCTTCATACACACCTGCGTGCGCCAGCGCATCGAGCGTTGCTTTCAACAGGTTGTCTAAATCCCTGCGTCGTTTGTCTGGTCGCCATGCCTCAATCTCCACGCATAGCCGGCCTGTAAAGTGTTTGATTGCTTTCTGCAAAATCATCTGGTCACCAACAGTTTCTCGGTACTCTCTCCCTTTAGCAGAAATAATCATTCGACCATCGAAGTTTCGCCAGTAAGTGTTGACCGACGGAGGCCAAGGTAGTGTTAACTCAATCATGTTTGGTTCTCAATTTGTTCATTCGTTTTCTTAAGTCCGTTACGAATATCAAACCACGCTTGGCTTCCATAAAATCTACCTGTGTTAGCCACCAAGTCTTTGCCTTTACTTTGCCAACCTGTTGAACTTGTATGTTGTAACGATTTATCCATTCCTGCGCCAAACTCCAACGCATTTCTTCTAAGGTCTCCTGTGAGGAATAGTGCTTGATCAATCGCGCTAGGTAGGACTGCAAGTCCTCGTTTTCTTGCATCAAGTAGTTCATGGGCTTGTTGTTTATCCATTAAAAATCCTCATCTCTTTCGTAATAACTTTTGGGGATTGGCTTGTCGGTCAACTTGTCAATAAGTTTTTCCATTGGCTTGGCAGGAGGGTAAGAGGGCTTGTCTTCGCTCCATGCGTGATAACTGCATAGCCGTCTTTCCATCATCACTGACCACCGCTTGGTGCAACCGGGGTGCGTGCAGTACAGCATCGCATCCACATCCACAAAATCATTCTTTCTTTCTGGTTTGGCAAATGTCATTTTGTATATTTCCCATCAATAATTTTTGCAAAATTTGTTGCGTTAACTATCCACACCAAATCAGGTTGCCACGTCCTGCCATTAGTCTCAAAACCTTTTGCAAGACTTGTGTCGTTAGCAATGTATCCAAAAAAAGAATCCCACCACGTCAACCCATCTTCCAATGTGTCATACCCCTTGGGCGAATACTCCGATGGCTTACTTGCCTGAATCCATCTGGACTTCATGCTGGACTGCCTAGAGCCTTCCCATACCCTTGGCTGAGTGAGATGAGGCAAATGCTTTTGATAAAGTTTTAATAACGCTTTGTGGGGACAAGGAGGGAACGGAGTTCCCGACAAAGATGCGTTAGCATCTGTATTTATATTCTGTTCTGTATCTGTTCTGTTTCTGTTCTGTTTGGGGGGGCTTAATGGTTCTTCTTTAGGAACCTCAATGGTTTTAGGTCTACCGCCCAATTTTGCAGACTTTCTATTTAATTCCACACGCACGTTGTAAGCAAATATTTCCTTATCTGCTCGTGGGTTGATATAACCGTCTTTAGTCTTTACAAAAAATTCTGCTAACACTGGAGCCACCACATCCTCATCAAGTCGTATGCGTCTAGAAACTAACGCAATGTCTAATGGCAATGGTTTTTCGCTCATGTAGTACCAATCCAACAATCGACGGTATGCCAAGTCTTCGGCATCGTCTAAGTGCATGGTGTGTGAGATGTAGTCGCCTATGTGGAATTTGTACCATATCATTTCGCTGTCTTTCCAAATATGTCGGGTCGGAGTTCCGCCCTCTTCACTTTTCTGCCTGTGCTCAACTCGATGTCACGAGCCAGTTCGGGGCTAGGCAGTTGTCGCCCCGTAACAATCAATGAAAACCAAGTCTTGCTAATACCCAACTTACGAGCCATAGCAATCATTGAGCCTCTTGGTTTGTCTTTAAAAAATTCTTGTAACGTCATCTTATTTCCTTTTTGGTTAACTGCATCTTACACCAGAAAAAATAATTGTGCAACTACAGATTAAACATGATACACTTAGGCGTGTTTAACTCAAAAGTGAACTATGAACAGTGAAGAAGAAATGCACCAACTAATGTTGGAAAGAATGCAAATGCTTGAGGAGGCTCTGGAAAGGGCTGAGGCGGGCGTTGCTAGTGGGGACGACTGGAGCATCATTCGCAGTGAATGCGGTGTGCCAAAACGTCCAATTGTGACTTTAGAAACTTTATCAATCAGGAGCGAATCATGGGATTAACAGTGAAAGCATCAGGTGGGGTATCCACTTTTAAACAAGTACCGCCGGGGATGCACCTCGCGCGTTGCTACCGCGTCATCGACATGGGTACTCAAATCACCACTTGGAAGGGCGCTACCAAGCAACAACCCAAGGTTATGTTGCAGTTTGAAGTTCATAGCGAGGATGCTAGTGGTCACGCGCTGACCACCGACAAAGGCGAACCCTTGTCCATCAGCAAGACCTTTACAGCCAGCCTTGGCGAAAACGCCATCTTGCGTCAAGAACTTGAGAACTGGCGCTCACGGGCATTTACCCAAGAAGAACTCAATGGGTTTGAACTCAAGAATGTATTGGGCGCTTGGGCTTTGTTGTCTGTAGTCAAAGAAGTTGGCAACGATGGCAACGAGTACACCAACATCTCTAGCATTAACCCAGTGTCATCACAAATGAAAAAGGCTGGTTTGCCTGACCCTCATAACGAACTAACAATTTTTGACATGGAAGACCCAAACATGGAATTGTTTGAGACTTTCAGCAACAAGATGAAAGAGAAGTTACAAGCAACGCCCGAATGGAAAGAGCGTTTTAGTAACTCACAATCCTTCAACCCTGTCACTGCCCCCAAAAAAGGGTTTGAAGAGATGGATGATGACATCCCGTTTTAATTAAAAAGGAGAGTGGCAATGACTTTAACTGTTTCAACAACTCGCGCCAGCGAAAGCAATCACTGGTACACCCGTGACGGTGCGCCTATGTATACCGTAGAGGCTAAAAAGGGCGGACAAAGGGCTACAACCTTGCGTGATGCCCGTACAATGAACCTTGTACCCTCGGTAACTACGGTTCTCAATGTCGCCGCTAAACCAGCCCTGCTTGCTTGGATGCAACAACAGGTGCTGTATGCGGCGCTAACCCTTCCACGCCGCCCCGACGAACCTGAAAAGGAATACATCGACCGAATCATCAACGATTCCAAAGAACAGGGTCGTTCGGCGGCGGATGCTGGAACTGATATCCATGCATCTATTCAAGGACATTATGAAGATAGACCAACAGGAAAACACCAAGAGAGTGTTAGCGCCTGCGTCAAAGCCATCACAGATCACTTCGGAGAAGCCGTCTGGATTTCCGAACGTGCATTTGCACATGAGGCAGGTTTTGGAGGTAAGTGCGATTTATTTTGCGCTGGAACCTTTAACGCGGTCATTGACATCAAGACCAAAGAGTTTAGCGACCCCGCAAAGGTCGATGCCTATGACGAGCACCTTATGCAACTCTCGGCATATCGAGTTGGTCTAGGCATACCGCACGCACGTTGTGCAAACGTGTTTGTGTCTCGTAGCGTCCCCAATCTAGTCGTTGTAAAAGAATGGCAGGCTGAGGATTTAAATCGTGGCTGGGAGATGTTTATGCACCTCCTGTCGTTCTGGCAATTAAAAAATCAACACCAATGAGGAAACCATGTTAAGCGAAGAAGAAGTCAAACAAATCTTTTTTTACTGTGATCTGCACGAGCCAAATGCGCTCATTGCCGACGAGGTAGACATCGTCCAGTTTGCACATAAACTGGAGGCATACCTTCAACCCATCATTGCTGGAAGGGAACACCAGAGATGCATACAAATTGTGAACGACATGAATTCAGAGGTGGCTCGCTCGTTGGCAAATCAGAAGCCGAAATAGAAAAGGCTCTGTTGGAAGCGTATATGAAAGGCTTTGACGACGGTGTCGAAGATGCCGAGCATAACTTCCTACAGACTCAAATGCTGTTAATGATGACAGCAGGAAACGCATAAAAAAGCCCCCTGAAAAGGGGGCAAAAAGGAGAGTGGCAACTGCTCCTTATTCTTCTTGGCGTTCGCGTTTAGCCGCCAAAATACCACCAAGTTGTGACAAGCCACCGCGCACAGGTTCTGCTACCGCACGCATTTGCGCTGGTCTTTCTGTAGCCAATGCAGTCAAGCCACGCATTGCAGGTTTGTTGTACATAGCGCCCGCGGCAACTAACGGAGCACCGCTTGTAAGAAAATGTCCGCCAGCCTCCGCCGCGCCAAATCCAAGCATCTTTCCCAATGCCGCTGGAGTTAGCAAACGAGCCGCTGTACCGCTATCTGGCAGTCCTTTACCCATAACGGAGACCGCCGCCTGAGACTCAGGCACTGACATACCTATACCTCTTGCAGTTGCACGACGACCAGCCATAGACTCAGCCGCGGAACGCATTTGGTTGGCAGAAAATACAGCCTCATCTGCGCCACGCAAAGCCGCCGCTTTTTCTACGCGAAGATAATTTTTAAACGCCTCGTGCGCCTCTCTAAGTTCTTTGCCCACTTGTGGGTTTTGTTTGGTCAATTCATTGCGTAAGGCTTCTTGGAACTCACGCAGGGCAAAACCTTGACTGCGCTGTATTGGGTCTGCGCTTGAAATATATGTCTTAGCCATCTCGCCCAAACTCATTTCGGCAATGCGAAATTGTTTTCCATCAAGCGAATATCTTTCCAAGAGTGGCTCAAAGAATGTTTTCTTCAGAGCGTCATCTACTTTTTGAGCGGCTTCTGGGACAAGATTTTTTGTTATGTTGACACTCGAATCCATCATTCGATTGATAGTTGTCGAATTGGTCTTAGGGTCAATAAAGTTACCAAAAGAGATTTTTGGCTCTAAACTTTTATACGCACCATTTATTTTTGAATACAAATGGTTGATCATGTCCTGACCAGCAGAGACACTTTTTGGCAAAGTCTCGTGCAAAGGTTTTAGTACCTGATTACCCATAGCGCGGTTGAAGTCTTCGGTTGCTATGCGTTGTCCGTGTCCAATGATTGAACCAAGTAATGGGGCGCTAGTCAGTGCTTCTTCCGCTTTTTGAATCATGCCTCCAACCACTGGGATTTGCCCCGCGAGTTGACCGGGCGTGAAGTGCTTCATTCCCAAATCTTTCAACATCTTCATTTCAGCAGAAACTTTGGGATCAAAAACTAACTGACCCGCCTTGCCTAATACGCCCCCAAGCACTGCGCCCTCGCCCATCTGCTCGGCTTTCTTTGTCAAGAAATCTGCATAGTCTCCTGTGTCTGATGTTGGCGTAAAAGCCGCAGAACCTGCTCCTTGTGCGGCAGACTTAGCCAATACAGATTTATCTAAGACAGAACCTATTTTTGATGTGGCTCCACGAATCTGCGGAACAAATTTTGGAATCTTGCCTGCCAATTCAAACATCTTCATAGGCGCAGGACTGGCAACTTGACCCACAATATCAGCAACTTCGGCTGGCGTTCCACCAACTTGTGCGCCCATGTTAGTAACTTTTTCTAGAGTTTCAGCAGGTTTGTTGATGCCTAGAAACTGAGCCGCACCAGCAAATGGCTTAAGCATTCCAGCCGATCCGCTCATCAACGTAGCACCCATGCGTTGACCCATACCGTAATCCATAGGAACCCCGCTAACAGGGTCATAAACTGTGTCTGGGTTTGCGTAGGGGTTTGGTGACGCAACCTTTTGCGGAGGCTCTTGAACAAGTGGTTTTACAGGCTCTGCTGGGGCTTGTTTCTTTATGGAAGAGTAGTGCTCCTCCGCCGCTTGTTGGAGGTCAGCCTCAGTCGCCCCCGAAGGGCCTTGAATCTTCAGTATCGTTCCGTCTGGCGCTTGGATTTTGTAAATTACATCAGACATTACGGAGCCTTTGCTGGTTCAGTTCCAAGTACTGTAAATTTTGGTTTGCCACTAGACGATGGCGACGCTGGCTCCTCATCAAATACGGGCGGACGACCTTCAGCAATATCTTTTGCACGTTGTTGAGCACGCACCATAAACTTGTTAATTTCAACAAGTGAGTTATCAAAGGATTTTTTGGACATCCCGGGATTGAGTTTTGCAATTGCATCCGTGATTTTGTCGCCTTCTTTGTTAGATAGCGCACCCAACCCCCTCATTGATTGAACGTTAGCCAAGAATGTTTGGGACTTGAGTTTTTCCATTTCATTCATAAAGTCAAAAGAATTTGTGCCGCGGACTAATTGCGCTGGATTGTATGTAGTCAATCCGTTCATGCGACCGGGGTGGTTCTTAATTAAATTAACTTGATTGATCACATCCTGAGCAGTATCGAAAGCCTGTTTTTGGGTTTGTTGTGCAAGATTTCTCTTTGTCTCTTGGGCTTGTTGCTGATCAAACAAACGCTGTTGCGCTAAAGATTGGTTGACAGATGACACCGCCGCCGCCTGCGCCAATGCTGACTGACGATCCATATGCGAGGTCATCATGGTTAACATTTGATTTGCTAACTTGTCGGCATCTTCTTCTTTTATTAGTCCTGACTTGTATCTCTGTGCGGCGAGTACCGCTTGTTGTCGAATGGCTGGGTCTTGAGCCATCATTGCTAATGCATCAAATGGCGTTCCTTCGGTTGAACGGTCACCAAGCAGACCTGCCTTGCGCATCTCTGGAATAGCCTTGATAAACTCCAGCGCGTCTTTAGGCCCCGCCAAGCGGAAAATATCCCGCACTGCGGTTGGGTTTACTTGGTAAGAAGTAATAGGCTCTTCACCTTCTTTAGTGGGAGTTTTAACCTGCGTAAACATATTTCGATACGCAGTCTCTATGTTTGACTTTTTTTGTTGCTCTACTATTTGTGCAACATATTTTGGGTCACCAGACAATTGCGTTAAGCGTTGCGCCGCATTAGGATCAAACACAAAAGTTTCTTCGCCATAAGGGTCTTTAACTTTTTTATAAAGAGAAGATGACGCGCTTTCTAACAAACGACGTTTGCGCTCTTCTTGAACCGCTTTTTGCAATTCAACTTGTTTACCCATCAATTCGCTTTGACCAGTCAACTCATCTTGCGATGCCCTGTTGTAGGCTGATGCTCCCTGACCAAGCGACTCAAAAAAGTTTCCTGTTTTAGTCGGTTGCGCCATGCCTATGCCTAATGCCAACAATTTAGGGTCATAGTTCAGACCTTGATTGGGTTGCATACGCTTTGTCAAAGCCTCTTGCATCTTTTGAATTTGCATATCCAAAATATTTTGACCCTGACGGTATTTGCTCATCTCTGCGTCAACATCAAATCCTGCCTTGTTGGATAGATTTTCAGACGCAATTTGATCCGCCTGCGATGCCTGATCTAGTTTTGGCGCAGGCTGTACAGGCTGATTAGCCTGATTAGGCGGTGGCGCTTGAGAGACTTGGTTTAAACCACCCTGTTGTTCATTCATTTATTACCCCACTAAATAGCCATGTTGATCATAGAAATTACCCTGACCATCGTGGTAAGAAGCGCCCATAGGTACTCCTCCATCTGCCATCATTACAGCACCGCCGTCTGCCTTTGCTACTACTGGTTTCGTTACATCCATTCCTTCTTTGATAGCCTTGGATATATCAGAATTACCAGACAACGACGCGAGTATTGTTCCCAAAGAACCGATTTGAGTCAGTGGGCTGAGTCCAAATTGACCTTGAGTGCCGGGAGCCACCGTCTGCTGTAATGAACCCATAGGCACCGTACCCGCTGGCAAAAGTTTTGCATAGTTTTGTGCTTGCAACATTGGGTAATCAAGCGCCGCTTGCCCTAACTTCTGTTGGTTTGCACCAAAGTTAAATAGGGTGTTTAGGCCACCAGTACCAAGTTGATTTTGTGCTTGACCTAGTTGACCCAAACCCTGACCTGCCGTCAATTGCCGAGTCAAATCGGCTTGCGCCGCCTTTGTAGCCGTATCGTATCCAGTGCTAAGGGCTTGGTATTGTTTACCCAACAAATCGCTTTGGATGTCGCGTAGCGTGTTTCCTGTAATCTGTTGCTGGCGCTGTGAGCCAAACTGTCCAGAACCAATCGCCGCGCCACCGAGTGCAGGCAAAACATTTTCTTTTACATTGCGGTTGACCAAACGACCCATCTCGTCCACAACATTGGCTTGGTACGGGTTCATGTAACCACCAACAATCTCAGGGGTTGCTGTACCGCCTGCGCCTGTCAGCATTTGACTGGCTTGACCCAGCGACCCAGAGCCAGCAAACGCCATGTCTGGAGCCATTTGGAAGGCTTGCTGTTGGAGCGGGCTAAACCCTGCGACACCGCCCTGTTGGACAGCGCTCTGCCCTAAGTTTGCAATATCTTGGAGGTAATTGTTGTAGTAATCGGGGGCGGTATCCTGCTTCTGAACCGTTGTGGTTACATCTGGCAGTGCCGCGCCTTGGAATAGATCAGCCATTCATAGACTCCTTGATATAGTTCAAAGGTGATTTAGCCTTTGGGGGTATTTTACCGAGAGGTGCGCTTCTTTTGTGTGCGCGAACTTCCTCACGGAACTTATCTAGCACCTTTGCGCCAGCCTTATTAGAACCGTTACCTAACATGGAAACCAATTCGGCATCCATAACGTATTCTCCATCAGCCAGCCATGCAGGAATGTCGTCCGATTGACCATCGCCGGCACCGTTAACAGCGGAGCCTTGACGGAAATCCACGCGCTTGTCTACCACTGGATTGGTGTGGTGGCTGTGCATTGTGTGCGCCTGCGAAAGACCGCCCGCTCTCATTCCCTTAGCCAAGCCAAGGCTCTCAGCAGGATCAATAGCGCGACCAAAGGTGTAATGAGTAGCACCACCAGTAGCCATTGCTGGCTCCTCAGTGCTGGTTTCACCACTTGTATCGCTCTGGTCAATTCCAGACTGATCCACTGGATTACCTTGGTCGTCGGTGTACTGAGTCATCTCAGGCTCGTTCAAATAACCAGAAATGCCAAGGTCTGAATACAAGCGCTGGTCTGGGGTGTATTGGTAATCAGAACCTTGGTCGTAGTCTTGGTAGGGAACAACAGTGCTACCAGTGCCTGTGCGACCGCTTGTCATACCTGCACCGAAATCTGTAGTTCTTGGAGTTATTGCTGTTAATTCCGAAATATCTACTGGCTGTCTCGTACCGCTTGAATCACCGCTTGAACCCATCAACGAAGTTAGCAATGCGCCAATTGCACCGCCAGCAAGCGCTGGATTATTTGATATATAAGTTTTAAGTGCATCTACTACGCCAGTATCAGGAGTAGTTGTAGTTAATGCTTCTGCTTTTGCTTTGTCAGCCGCTTGTTTAGCAAGAAAACTTTGTTGAGTTCCACTACCAGCAGATTTAATTGCTTCTACTGGTTTAGGACTGCTTGGCGAGCCACTAAAGTTTATGGGTTGATTAGTTTGCATATCATAGGTTTGATCTCCTATTGAATATGTTCCATCATTGTTGTCAGTAACTACATCCACACCGCCTTTTGGATTATCTCTGTACAAAGGCATATCCGTTTGCATATCAAAAGTTGTGCCATTAAGAGTGTAAGTTCCATCGTTGTTGTCTACAGCGCCTTCTGGCATATAGGAAGTGTCGGCACTAGTATTAGATACTGGCGCAACATCGCTCAAAGATGTTGGAGTCATGGATTTTGTTTGTCCTTGGCTACCAAGAACAGGCACATAAGAGTCACCAGACTCGTTTGTTCCTAAAGGCTTATACAAGTCTCCAGTTTCAGGATTAATCGCATAGTCTGTGATAGCCCCAGTCTCATCAACAAGGTTTCCGTCAGCGAATCTAGGCAATCCGCCTTTTCTTTTTTGATGCATAGAGCCACCATTTTTTGCAAAAGAGTCATAACTAAAATCGTATCCCGAGTCATTACCACCAAAATCTATTGGCGTATCGTTACCCGCTAGTGTGTAGTCGCCAACACCAAGTGAATAATCGTCACCACCACCTAATGTGTAATCACCGCCTACAGTATTGTCATCAGCAAGAATTATGTCTCCCCCAGTAACCGTAGTGTCTCCATCAGTTGTATCACCAGCAACGACAGTGTCCCCACCTGTTACGGTTGTATCTCCACCAGCAACTGTAGTGTTTGGAAAATCTTCTACCTCAGCGGCGCGATAAAGCACAGAAGTTCCATCAGGCATTGTTTTATAAACATTACCCAAAGAGTCAGTCGTGTATTCATCTGGCTCATTACCAAATCCTGTGCCTGATGGCAAACCAGTTGATGGATTTAATACAACTCCTGAACTTCCGCTAGTTCCGCCAGCAGGTGATCTTGTGCTACCAGAAGTTCCACCACCAGTGGGTTGCTTAGTGCCACCACCTAAAACTTTTCCAATAAGAGCACCAGCGCCAGCACCTGCAATCGTTTTGACAACTGGATTATTAAGAACACTGGTTATGCCAGAGGTATTAGTTTTTGGAATAGTTATTGGCGTTTTTGTGGTTGGCGTAGTTATGGGTTTTACTGGAGTCTTTGTTGTGGTTACTATAGGAGTAACAGGCTTTTTGGGCGTTGTAATAATTGGCTTAACGGGTTGCTTGACAGTAACTGGCGTTTTGCTAACTGGTTGTACAACTTTGCTAGGCAAATTGGATATTGGGGTTTTAGGCTGGACTACAGAAGTAAGTGGAGTTTTTCCAACAGGTGAACCAACAGAAGAAATTGGCGCAACAGGTTTATTTGAATTTGTTGCTAAGTTTTGATTACTGATTGAAGTAACAGGTCTATTTGGGTTTGCCGCAATGCTTTGGTTGATTGGAGCAACGCCTGTTCTTGTTTGAGACCTGCCAAAGTTGCGAGGCGCATTACGCATCACCGAACTTATAGTCCGTACTGGTGTTCTAGTTTCAAAAGGGTTAATAATTTTTTTAGCCATTTTTATACCACTTTATTTTGATTGCCTGAAGTTGTTGCCAATTTTGAGGTAGGCGGATAAAAAGATGCAGTTTTTACCAAATTTAAACTTGGCGTTTTGGTTATTGGTGTTAATTTACTTACATTTACTTGTGCAGGTGGATTACCTACTTTTGAATCAGAAATTTGTGTAGCAGTATTTTGTCTTGCTGAATTTACAGCATTCAATATGCTCTTGTTATCAGTCACAAAATTTTTGACATCAGCAAATTGATTTAATCCGCCAGTTGGTTTTGTTGTATCTTCAGTTTGAATGTCTTCACCTGATAGCGAAGCAGTTTTTGTTGTTGGGCTAATCGAAGATACTGCATTATTCACAATACTTTTTAGTGTTGCGGTAGCACTTGGTACATTCGTATCAATTGCAGTGGCAAGTTCCATACCCGCCGAAGTAACCGCTGATTGATTGCCAGAGTTGTATGCTTGGATTAGTTTGGTCGCGGCTCCCGCAACTTTCAAATCAGGACTGTTGACCAAGTTTCCAGAAACTTGTAACAAACCGCTTAGATCATTTTTTGCAATTGCATTAGCCGCGGATAGCGTACTCATAGCCAATGACACAGTTGGCAGATTTTCAGTGGTTGCTACATTTGCGCCCATTGCTATCAATGGTGTGAAGTTACCCTTATCAGCCGCTTGGACTGCGCTGATTGCAGAGGCCGCCAACTTTGCTGTTGAAATATTTGATGCCGCCTGCACCGCTGGATTAAATCCTTTAGTTGCTATATCACTGGATAAGTCCAAACCGCTTACAGAATTTAAACCATTCACTGATTGCATACCAGCAATATCTGCGTTCTGCAACCCTGTATAGCCTGATATCCCGCTCATAACCGTGCCAAGGTCAAACTTACCTTGTGCTACATCGGTTGCAACATCAACTAAAGACAACTGTGGTTCAATTATTTTGGCAACCGTCCAAAGCGGGCCGAGGTCTTTTAGCGCACCCGCTACATCTTGAGCCAAGTTTTTAAAAAAACCACCTCCCCTTGTTGCTACTTGGGCAGGCTTTGCATTGCCTTGTGCATCCCAATTTCCATAGACATAATGACCGCCATCTAACCAAGTAACGACACGAGGATCGCCTGAGTAACCTGTAATTTTTCCCTTGTCGTCATAAGAAGCAAACACAGGAATGCCATTAACATAGGTAGGTGTAGTTGAAACAAAGTTTCCATCATCGTCCCGTGTGACGTTTGGATTTTTTACTTGAGGTTGTGGCGTATATGTATATGGATTTCCAGTATCTGGGTCAATTGCTGTTATTGGAGAAGGTTTTGTA